ATTATTTTTTTGCAACACTAAGTTAAGTGAATCCTCTGACATGGCAAAATCCTGAGCAACTTTTTGTTGCTCAGGTACTTAAAAAAAATATTTTATAATAGTGTTGCGGAATTAAGGTTTATAAATATAAAAAAGCCGTTTTTGTAGTGATTTGACGCTGTTTTTGTGCCTAAAATCAGTCTCAAACTTCCCGAAATATGCCTCAAACTTCCCGAATGTTTACGGAAGAATGAGGGATTATTACGGAAAAATATTTCAAACTTCGGGAAACATTCCCGAAATATGCCTCAAACTTCCCGAATGTTTACGGAAGAATGTGCCAAACTTTCCGAATAATACTTGAATGTTTCTGCAATAAAAATAGCGGTGTTCATTGCTGACACCGCTACAAACAAACTGTATGTATTTACCCATCATGAGGGGTTGTCAATCATCCTCGTCAGGTTCTTCGCTGAGTTCAAGTAACTTGTCCTCAATGGTATGCGTAACCTTTGCCGTAACCTCCATATCTACCGATTTCATTTTTGGTGCTATGTATTGTGCATACCGCTCCATAACCACTGCACGCGTTTGTGGGTCGAGCGCATCAAGGTCTTTCTTGAATTGTCCGCTATCTTGATAGTGCTGCCAATGTTCTGAAATTATCTCACGCAAAGATGATGTAGATTTATTGGGTGTGCCTTTCTGTCTTCCACCAAGCCGTCCTCGACCGTCATTCTTCTGTCTTGCCATACTAAAATAGTTTGAAGTAGTGATTTTATGAATCCTTACATACTTGCCGTATATCCGACCGTAAAAGGATAAAACAATGGCTCAAAGGTATGTGGTTAGTTTTGCATTAGAAGTATAACTATTAACAATTCACATACATATGGGACTTATTGGAAGTGCGATAGGTGCAGCGGGCAGTATCTTCGGCGGTATCTCTGCATCAAAGGCAATGAAAAGGGCAAAGAAGAATGTAGAGGCGCAGCGGCAGAAAAACCAAGACTGGTATGACAGACGCTATAATGAGGACGCTACCCAGCGTGCCGATGCACAGCGTATTCTGACACAGACCGAAGAGAGTATCAAACAGCGAAACAAACAGGCGGCAGGTTCGGCAGCTGTGATGGGCGGCACGGATGAGAGTGTGGCGGCTGCAAAAGCGGCAAACAACCAGGCACTCGCCGATGCGACATCGCAGATTGCAGCCAATGCAGAGGCACGGAAAGACAACATAGAGGCTACCTACATGGCGAACGACAATGCTTTCGTGGAGCAGCTTAACCAACTTGAACAAGGGAAAGCACAGGCAATCGGTCAGGCTGTGCAAGGTGTCGCCAATGCCGCTTCATCCATGCCTTTCTAAATTCTACGACTATGGCAACATTGGATGAGATATTAGGCGGCAGTTCTCCCGATAGCGGAGGGCACGCACCGAAAGGCACTAAGGAGTGGACTGAGCAACATTCGGGTGATAATGCTCCTGTTTCCTCTCCCCCGACTGCACCACCGGCTCCGGCAAAGCAGAATGGCACACCGCCGACAGACGGAGGAACTCCGGCAGGTGGAGGTGGCTATGAAGCATTGTTCCGACAACTGAACCCTTATACCCCACCGACAGCAGAGGAACTTGAAAAGGAAAAGAAGAAACAGCGAAGAAATGAAATCTTTGCTGCAATTGGGGATGGCGTTATGGCTCTCTCCAATCTATTTTTTACGACACAGGGCGCACCGAACATGTACACAGGCAAGAACACCATGTCGGAGCGTATCAAAATCCGCTATGACAAGTTGATGAAAGACCGTGATGAAAAGAATACGGCATATTTCAATGGCTTGATTAGGGCGAAACAGGCGGATGCAGAAGAAGCACACCGTGAACGTTCTTGGCAAAGGCAACTCGGTCTTGACCAAAAGAATGATGACCGATACAATGAGAGCATTCAACATCGTAACGAGCGGGAGAAAATCGCTGATGACAGATATGATGCAGAACAAGAATACAAGAAAGGTCGAGATAAAGAAGCCGATAAGCGTTGGCAAACGACATTTGACGAAAACAAACGTCAAGCTGACCGTTCCTACAATTTCCAAGTAAAGAGGCATAATGACAATGTGGCTGTAGAGCGTGATAAAGCGAGAGCGACAGCCGCACGTGGTGTCCGTGGCAAACAACTCGGTTTTTCTGACGGTGACGGAAACCAAGTAGCCATTTACGAGAATGTTTGGAAAGGGTCGATGCCGAGCATTTATGATGCTCTTGTGGCAGACGGAATCGAGCCGGAAGCACTTCAAAAAGTAAACGGTATGTCGGCAAGCGATAAAGACACTTTCGTCAAAGAGAACTGGTACAAATCAGAAAAAGCTAAAAACATCATGCTTTCCCTCTCCAAACTTGACCCTGCCACCATGACCTCAGAACTGAATAATGAGGTTGTGGACTATGTTCCCGGTGGTGGTGATGACGATGTGATTGATTATACACCCGGTAAAAACAAATAACTATGCCAATATTTGAATACAACGGAAAGAAATACAATGTGCGTGATGAACACATTGACAGTTTTATGAAAGACTTTCCCGATGCTTCTACAATCATGGAGCGTGAGGGAAAGAAATATCGTGTAAAGTCGGCAGACTACAAGACTTTCATGTCGGAGCAACAACAGCCCGAACAACCTGCCCCGGACTCTACACCCGAAACTCCTGTAACTCCTTCAGCAGAGGAAAAGCCGTTGACGGAACAGGATAAAATACGCTTCAGTGCAAATATGAGGCAGATGAAACGCCGCACGGAGCAAATGTTGGACGGTTTCAGCGAACAAATGAAGACCATGCGTGAGTACCAAGAAAATGCACCATTGAGTGGAGGACAGACAGCAGAAGGGAAAATGCAGTTCAACCCAGAGAGCGGAAAGTTGGAGAAAACCTACATTACCCCTCTTGGCAACAGATACACCAGTAAGGGACTTGCGGACATGGAGAGTTTCAGATACCGACAGGCGGCTGATATGTCTGTAAGCGGACAACTACGCCGTGCAAGGCTGAAACTTGCAGAACTGCAAGAAAAACGAGATGCAAGTGCCAAGAGAGTGCATGAACAATGGGAAGAAGATACAAAAAAGAATACAGCTCCTCTTGGATTCTTGCTTGCAGCAGATACCTATGTTCCTCGTCAGATGAGCGACAGGGAAAACAGTACCTTGGATGTCGCCATTCGTCAAACAGAGGAACTTATCAAAGACCTTGAAGAACAGAAAGACCGTGAACAAGGTGTAGATGTTGGCTTTTGGCGTGGTTTCGGTCGTGTGGCAGGAGATTTCCGCACTTGGGATTTCGGCATAAGCGATATGCGTGACGCTTTGACGATGATGAACGCCGATGACCTAAAAGGAGAGAATGCCACGGATGGAGAGCGTGAAGCCTACAATGAAATGATGGGCGCACTCTACAACAAAGGACAGGCTGAGCAGATGTATGGCGGGAACGCTGGCTTTTGGAACAGAGCCGGTATGATGACCGGCCATATGCCTGCATTCATGCTTGACTTTGGCATTACAGGAGGTGGATTCAGCGGTATCAATGCTCTTTCCAAAGCTGGAACGAAAGCCGCCACAAAGGTGGTGGGCAAAGAAGTGGTAGAACAAATGGCCAAACAGGGCTTTAAGGCATACGTAAAGAACAACGGCGTGAAAGGACTGGGGCAATATGCCACCAACTGGACCATTAAGGCTCTCGGTACAACTGCTGATGACTTGCTTCTCCGTGCTCCGCTTATGACCAATACGGTACAGGCAGGGAAAACCACAGCCGACATTATTGACAGAAAACTCGGTGATGTGGTTGTCGATGAGAACGGAAACTATGATTTTTCCAACGACAAGACTTGGGGAAATGCCATTTGGCAAGGAGAAGCCAATGCCATCGTTGAAAATTATTCGGAAATGTTCGGTTCGCACCTTGACCCTGTAGTTACTCTTGGAAATATGAGTAAGCTCGCCAATGTGGTGGGTGCAAAGCGTATCGGTGCAGTGCTTTCAAAGGCTGATGCAGGTGCGTTGAACGGTATCATGGGACAGACACATCAGTTATTCAACAAAATGGGTGTGAGTGACTATTTTGGAGAGGTAACGGAAGAATACTATGGGCAATTGTGGCGCACCATGCTCAATCTGGACGATGCGTACCAGCATAACCCGGATGGCACACGCACCAACTTGCTTGCAACAGGACAATTCCACGGCGACATTTGGGGCGGCATGGCTCTTTCTATGGGATTGATGGGCGCAGGTAAGGCTACATTGTCAGGAGCGCAGTATGCTTCAATGAAGCACGGAGTAAACAAGGCTGATGCCCGTGCAACAGAATTGCTTGGCAAAGAAATATGGGAACCGTTAAGGACGACTATCGACCTTACGACCAATGATGACATTGGCAGCGTGGCAGATGGAATTGTAAACGATAAGGATTTCTCTGACGATGAGAGAGCCGCAATTCTTACCTACATGGAGCGTTCGTTGATGATGAGGGGCTTTAACCTCGGTACTCTCGTACAGAAACGAGGCGGCGAACAGGACGAGGATGTGCAGTCAATGAATGAAAGCTACATTGATGGTTACAATATCGCAGACCCACAGGAAATGACCGATGCCAAGAATATGCGTGACTATCAGCGGCAGAGGGTTTCTGCCATAGTGGATGAAAACACACTTGGCTTTTTGGATGCTCATCCTCTGAATGCATTGGAGGAAATGCGGAGCAATGGCATTTGTGGAGAAAGCGAGTTAGAAACTGTTCTTGACTATCTGAATGCTAAGCAGGTATATGAAGGCATGATTCAGCGTGTGCGTGATGACATAGATGCACGTGTGGAGCAAAGCAATGCAATGGTCGATGCCCGTACCAACCGCACCACTGGCATGATACAGGGCGCAACGATGAAACAGGACGACCGCCGCGTGTATGTCGTTAGCGGAAACCTTGTGTTATATGCAGACGGCAGCGGCATTGACAATAAGGCTTCGGACGATAGTATCATTGTCCGTGATGCGGAAACAGGCGCACTTGAACAGGTGTCGCCAGATGCCGTATTGAACATTGATAAGCCGTTGAACCCGTCCGATGAGAAAATGACAGCAGAGGATGCTATCATTCAGCAGTTCGCGCAGGAAGCATCCGACAAGATTGACGGCGTGGTCACATTCAACCCCGGAGATACATACACCATTACCGATGATGACGCACAGATACAGGTTCAGATTATAGCCAACGAGGACGGTATTGTGGATAATGGGGACGGCACAGTTAACGTATCGGACGGCGTGAACATTTTCCCATTGGCAAAAGAAACCATACAGCAACAGACTGATGCGGCAAATTTGGCACGTGTGGCGCAGTTCGAGCAGCAGAGAACCATTGAGAATGCCGAGCGCAAACAGGAAATACAGGAGGCGGACAGACCGCAGTACGCCCTCAATGACATTGTTTCGCTTATCGATGAGAACGGCGTTACCGTCCGTGGCAATATCACAGCTGATGTCAATGCAGACGGAAGATATGAAGTATTTACCGAAGCACCTATCAACGGCAAGCGTGTGAACCTGTTCACTCGTGATGAACTCGACAATATGCTGTTGGAGCATAACGGAGTGGCATTTGAACGCCCTGCCGATAATGAGAACAACAATGGTGTGGAAAATATTCCCGAAAATGGCAACAATACCCCTCAAAATATTGGCTCTGCCGATTTGACAATTCCTGCCATGCAGAGAATACCAAAGGATGAGCAGGGGAATCCATTATATGAGCAGACGGACAGTGATACCGCTTGGGATGCCATTGTGGAGCAGACCGAGGGTGATGAGGTTATGGCACAGACCGTAGCCGATGGAATGGTTGCCGACAAGGAAGAAGCCTTGAAGAAACAGGAGAAAGCCAAATCGAAAGGCGGTAATTCTATTGCCGAAAAAATTGCTTCCGAGAAAGAACGCAAGGCGGCGATTGATGCGGCCAAACAGGAATTGCTCGTTTGGCAGAAGATAGCCGGTACCGCCAATCGCAGAAAAATGGAAGCGGATGCTGAACGCAGACGCATTGCCGATGAAGCAGCCGCATTGAGAAAGGCGGAAGAAGAAAAGTTGCGTGCCGAACGTGAGGAGGTAGAACGCATCGAGCGTGAAGCCCTAAACGGAGTGCCAGACATGGTGGACGACAAGCCGCAGGATGCACGGGCAAGAGGTTACAGACGCATGAACGGTCATAAGATAGACAGACAAGAGCCTGTACAGGCATTGATGGGAAAGGAGGTATCCGTAAAATTCAGTGATGATGCTATTGTAGGCGGTCGTATATCCGTGATTGATGCAAACTTGTTGCAACCGAGTCACGTTCAAGGTGTGCGAAATCCGCTTCACTTCATTGATGAGGCACAGCCAAAGGAGCGTAATGATGAAGCAAGCGTATTGTCTGCCCGAAAGATTGCCGGAAACATTCGTCCTGAAGAAATCACATCTTCTGTCACTGCATATACAGGCGCACCTACCATAAATGCACGAGGGGAAGTCATACAGGGCAACAACCGAAGTGACGCACTCCGTCAGATGTGGTATGGTCACAAAGACCAGGCAGAGCAGTACAAGCAGTATCTGAAAGACCACGCAGACGAATTTGGATTGCGTGCCGAGGATATTGATTCTGTGGAACGTCCTGTCCTCGTTAATATGCTTGAAGTGGACGATACCGAGGCTATCAATCTCGGTCAGTTTGTCGCACAGGACACAGAAAGCGGAGGTATAGAACGTATAAAGCCCAAGAACATCATGCAGAAGATGGGCAATGATATGCGTTCGTTCGCCAACCTATTGCTTGCTTCGAGCGATGAGGAGACTTCATTTGCAGGACTTGTGGATGCCAACGGTACAAATGTATTGAAATGGATGATGCAGAAAGGCTACATCACACCGACCCAATACAGCAGCGCATTTGACAGCAAGGGTAACCTGACCGCCGAAGCCAAGAATGATTTGCGTGGAATCATGTATCAGAGCATTTTCAAGGGTGGCAGTGTCCGTCTTGAAGAAATGTTCAACGCGTTGCCTGTAAAGGCTCAAAAGGCTATTCTCGCAACGGCATTCCGGGATTATGACAGTCCGAATGCAGAGCGTATGGTTGAGGAGATACAGAACTCAATCCGGGCTTATTATGCCTTGTCGCAGGACAAACAATTTACTGAAGCAAAAAATTTCAAAGAGGCACGAATAGCCGTTGAAAGTTGGAAACACCAATACCAGATTGATGATGCAACGGGCGAAAGTTATCTCCCTGCCGATAATTTCAGTAACTTCGCATTGCTTTTGGCAACGATGTACAAGGGAGAAACCCAAGGCATTATCCAAAATACATTTAACAGAATCTATGACCTTATTCAAGGCACACAGGAAGCAACCCTGTTCGAGCAGCCGGACAACACTCCCCGGACGCTTGCACAGGCTATTTACGAAACATTAAACATTATCTACGATGGACAACAGCGAAGCAATGTATTGGTTGGCGATACTGCAACAGGCCAACGAGGGCAGCAAGGAAGCCGGGGAGATGCTCAGGCAGGAGAACGAGTTGAGGACGGAAATGGGACAGCCGACAGTGGAGGAAGAATTGAAAGAGATGGTGGAAGAAGCGGAGTTGAGAGCGAAGATAGAGGAAATAAAGAAGAGGAAAATGATGCAACGGAAGTAATTGGCCGTTCCATGACTGCGGATGAAGCACAAGACTTCATTGCAGATATGGAATTGAGTGCTGAAATTGCTCCTGAAATAGACCTCACTATTGAAAACTGGGATGCCCTATTCGGTGAAGATGGTATCGTCACAACACCGATAGGCAATGTAAAAATGGGTGAAAACCAATTTACAAAATTGATGCGACAAGGCAGAAATGGTAAATTGGGTATGATTAAACCTACACTTGAACATCCTCATGCTATCATAGAAGATGTTAGTGAAGCCAAAGAGGGAGATACTACAGAACGTCCATCTTCCTATGTATTCATACGTTCATTTAAAAAAGCTGACGGTTCTCGGTATTATTATTTCACTTCAATCACAGTCAGCAAAGACGGTAAAGAGGTAGTTGTTTCCAACCAAGAAAAAAGGAGGAACGCCATTGCGAACCTCCTTACTAAAGGAAAAATGGTTTGGAAACACGCCGATGATGTTTCTAATGCCTCAGACATGGCACAAGGCTTATACTCGCCGCAAGGGAATGTGTCTGACCTCGCTACCGAGGGCACGGATGCGCCTCAAACCACTATGCTTTCTGACAACAAAGGTACAAATAATTCTCGTAAAAGCAGTGAGTTAGGAGAAAAAATAGCCAAGGCAGAGGCGGAAGTTGATGTAAATCCGACCGACAAGCAGAAAGAAGCCGGAAATTACAAGAAAGGTCATGTACAGGTCGGGGTGTTCGATATTACTATCGAGCAACCTAAAGGCAGTGTGCGCAGCGGTGTGGATGCCAATGGCAATAAGTGGGAAACAACCATGCAGAACACCTACGGCTACATTCGTGGCACGGAGGGCGTGGACGGTGACCATATAGACGTGTTCCTCTCTAATGACATTGACGGGTGGAACGGACGCAGGGTGTTCGTGGTGGACCAGTATAACGAGGACGGCAGCTTTGACGAGCATAAGGTAATGCTTGGCTTCAATGAGACTGACGATGCCGAAGCAGCTTACTTTGCGAATTATGACAACGACTGGGCGAAGAAACACAAGACAGTGGTGACCGGTGTCAACTTAGAGGATTTCGAGAAGTGGATAGATAGTAGCCACCGTAAGACTAAAGCGTTTGCTGAATACAAATCAGTTAAAAGTGTTGAGGAACAGAGTTCAAGTACACAAGTCAACAGACTTTCTGAAATCAAATCACGCATTGAAGAACTGCACAAGGAACAAGAAGCCGCACATGGTCAGAGTGATATATTTGAGGAAGCCCGCATTATTTCCGAAATAAACGACCTCTTTACTGAACAGCGGAAATTGGAACAAAACAATTCCAATGAAGAAACGACAACACCGACTGATGCTGCATACACCATTACTCAGGCACAATACACCACCAAAAGAGGTAAGGTGTTGGATATGCACCTTGTGAAGTTCAATGATGAATTAAGAGATACTGTTCGGAAGTGCACCACAATGTTTGCCAAACAACTGAAAGGCTGGTGGGATAAGGAAAAGCAAGGCTTCATGATGCGGAGCAAGGAAGATGCTGAACGCTTGGCAGAATATGCAACTGATGCACAATCACAACAGCCAGTCTCAATGTCTGATATGCAGGCTCTCAATGACGGTAATGTACAGTTTGTAGAACCTCAACTTTCGGAAACATCAAAGCCGGAAGAAAGACAGGAATACACCCCTGTATGGCAATATTCTGTTTCTGTTGATAAGGAAACGGGATTAACCACATTGAGGCGTGATGATGTGAGCGGACCTATCCCTATCGGGGATGGACGTTTCAATTATACGGCAAACAGTCCTGAAGAAATGTTGGAGATTGTACGTAATCCCAAGAATTTTAATCAGGAACTGCGTGACGCTGTTGAAACCATTCTTGAAAACAAGGTTAAGATTAGGGAGATTGTACGTACAGAAAAAGCGGCAGCCACAGAGCAAGAATCTAAGCCTGAAAATAAGACGAGTGGCAACCGTCTTGTTACCGATGAACGCTATGCAGAACTCCGTGAGCGTATGCGCAAGAAGTTGCTCGGTCAAATGAACATGGGCATAGACCCTGAAATACTTGCCATTGGTACGGAGATGGCTGTTTACCATTTGGAGAAAGGTGCACGCAAATTTGCCGAGTATGCAACAGCCATGATTGCAGACTTGGGCGATGCCATACGCCCATACCTCAAAGCGTTCTACAATGGTGCGAGGGATTTACCGGAGGTGGCAGAAAATGGACTTGATTCCGACATGACCCCATACGATGAGGTACAGAAGTTTGACGTGGCGAATTTCGATAAGACAAGCATTGATGCACTTGCCACTGCCGAAACCATAACAAGAGAGGCAGAGGTGGAACAAGAGGCAGAGATTGCACAGGAACGCATCAAAAAAAGCCGCCCTGCACGTAAAAAGAACGAGAAAAAAGCAGTAAATTCACAGCAGTCAAATGAGTTGGGTTTGTTTGATGGTCTGACTGATAACAATAAAAACAGCGAACATGGATTACAGAGAACTGATGCAGAACTGCATCGCCAATTTGCAATGACAGTAAAGGCTGATATGCTTGCGGCTCTTGACAATGGGACAAAGCCATACAGAAGCATTTTAGACCTACGCAAGCGTGCAAGTGAGTTGGGAATGGAGGTGGATAATGACGGAAGAACCGACATTTTGTTGCAGGAACTTGTTGAGGACGGATTGGTGAGAGCCGCACGAGAGGTTGTTGGCCGCAAAGGTAGAGATAGCCGTGCATCATACGATTTGATATGCAAACTTTATGAAATGCAACCTACCATTGCCGCACGAAGCAGTAATCGTATCAAGATGCAGCAGTACTCCACTCCTCTTCCGATGGCTTGGATTGCTAACCGCTTTGCAATGGCAAACAAAGCTGACGGTAAGGTGTTGGAGCCTACGGCAGGTAACGGAATGCTGGTGTTCACTGTACCTGTTGAGCAAGTACGCGCAAATGAACTTGACGAGACGCGATTGGATAATCTTCGCGAGCAAGGTTTTGCAGAGGTAACACAGCAGGATGCAACAGAGCCTTTTGCAGGCGGTATGCAGTATGACGCTGTTATTGCTAATCCTCCATTTGGGAAACGTGAGGCTGTAGAGTATGACGGAAAGATGATACCCGGACTTGACCCACAGATTACGTTAAATGCTCTTGCAAGTATGAAAGATGATGGCAGAGCAGCCATTATCATTGGTGGAAATATGGAATATGCTATTAATGGTGCTATAAAAAGTATGAATCCATTCTTTACGTATCTGTACGACCACTATAACGTGAAAGGTGTTATTGATATGAGTGGCGGACTGTACGCAAAACAAGGTACTACGTTCCCTACTCGTATGATACTTATAGATGGTCGCAGAAGCAATGAAGAACGGGCGCAGACAGCCGTATATCCACCTGTGGAGAGTAAGGCTATCCGCAAGGCTGAAAGTTTTGATGACCTATATGAGATTATTAACGAAGTATTGAATTCAAAGGAAAAGACAAATGGAACAGAAGTATTACGTAGCCGAGAAAGGCAGCTGGCATCTGTCAATAACGAAACATCCGGGAACACTGACGGAGCAGGACATCGTGAACAACCTCGAAAGAATGATGATGTTGGAAGCAGAAGTAAATCAACACAAGAGCATTCGGACGGAGGCGAACAGGTTTTACCAAGAGAACGTAGAACGAATACTGCAGATGGTGAAACCCGGGCAGAAACTCCAAGAGATAACGCAGGAGGAAGCAGAAGTGTATCTAACACTGACATTCAGCGAGTGGGAACAGAGCGAGTTTCCACAAACGGAGTGGGATTAAAGCAGGCTCCAACCGAACACAAGAAACGTACTCTTACAGATGAAAAGAGTGCGTATCGTCCTCACAACAGTGCGTTTTCACTTAACAGCGTTGCCCCAGCTGCTATGGTCGAGGCAATGGATAATGTGCTTACTCAAATTGAAGCACAGCACGGCAGCATAGACGAATTTATTAAGACAGAACTCGGATATGACACCATTGAGGAAGCGCATCAGGCACTTGCCGCAGAGCAGATGGATAGTGTTGCTATGGCTATCTATCAAATGAAGCAAGGTCAAGCACTCATTATAGGTGACCAAACAGGTGTTGGTAAGGGTCGCCAAATGGCAGCACTTATTCGTTGGGCAGTGCAACGAGGCGAGAAACCTGTATTCATCACCCAGAAAGCAGACTTATTCTCCGATATTTACCGAGACTTGGTAGATGTTGGAAGTGGAGACCTCGTACCGTTTATATTCAACTCTGACGGTGCAATGGTTGATAGCAAAGGTAATACAGTACACAAACCTCTATCTTCTGCAGAAATGGCAAAAGTATTTGCATCGGGAGCATTGCCAGATGAATATGACTTTGCTGTACTCACCTATTCGCAGGTAAACACTGGTGATGCTGTCAGTCAACAAGAAATGGAGGAAGCAGCCAAAAAAAGTGGCGCACGCACTAAGAAAAGCAAGAACGTAAAGAATGGCAAGGCTACCCCGAAAGCCACATTCTTACGTGTCATTGCAAAGGATAACTATCTGTTCCTTGATGAAAGTCACACGGCGGCAGGTTCGAGCAATACAGGAGCCTATCTGCAAAGTATTCTTCGTGGGGCGAAAGCTGCCACGTTTGCAAGTGCTACGTTCGCAAAGCGTCCCGACACAATGCCTTTGTATGCAATTCGTACAGCGATGAGCCAAGCAAAGGTTGAGCCGGATAAGATGATTAGTATCATTGAGAAAGGCGGTGTAACTCTGCAAGAAATTATGAGCCGTGAATTAACAAATGCAGGGCAAATGGTACGCAGAGAGCGAGATATGAGCGATGTTGTTACCGATTGGAAAACAATTACTGACCCCGAAACTGTTAGACGTGCAAGAGAAAATTACGACCGTACCATAGCAGCATTCAATGCCATCATCAAATTCCAAGAGGATTATGTAAAGCCGATGATTGAAGCATTGGATATGGAACTTGCTGTTATGGCTGAGAGCGCAGGTGTGAAGCGAGGCACAGATAAAATGGGCGTAGAGAATGTGCCATTTGCAAGCAAGACCTACAACTACACCAAGCAGCTTATGCTTGCCCTCAAAGTCGATGCTATTGCAGATGAAGTGGAAGCCGAAATCAATGCAGGTCGCCACCCTGTTATTGCGTTGGAAAGCACAATGGAGAGCAGTATTAAGGACTATGCCGCAGGAGAAACCATTGATGAGCCAACATTCAGCGCAAGCCTACTAAAAGGACTTGACACTGTTATGCAGTACACCGTTAAAGATGAGGACGGTAACGAACGTCACGAGAGATATTCTCCACAGGCATTAGGTCCGGCAGGAGAAAAAGCATATTACGAGTTGCAGGATTTCATTCGTGAAAGCACAAGTGACATCTTTATCAGTCCACTTGATGCCATTATCGAGCGTCTGAACGATAAAGGGTACAAAGTAGGTGAATTGACAGGACGTAATATGTATGTTGAGCGCAACGATGACGGGCGTGTCGTTGTCAAACGTAGAACTGACAAAGACAAAAAGAAAATGCAGAGAGAGTTCAACAGTGGTACTCTTGACGTACTCATTCTCAACAAGTCTGCATCAACAGGTATCAGTCTGCACGCTTCGGAGAAATTCAGCGACCAACGTCAACGTTCGATGATTATTGCACAGCCATTGAGCGACATCAACGACTATATGCAGATGATAGGTCGTATTGACCGCACAGGACAGGTACATAGGGGTTATTACATCAATCTCGGTTTGCCTGTTCCTGCTGAAAACCGTTTCTTGATGATGCTTTCTACCAAGTTGAAGTCTTTGAACGCCAATACTACCACCTCACAGGATAGTGAAAGCAACGATGTTGAAGCACCGGACTTGCTCAATAAGTATGGTAGCCAAGTTGTTGTAGAATATCTACGTGATAATGTGGAAATCTACGAGAAAATGGGTGCACCTTTGAAGAAAGGCGGACTTGGAGGCGGTCGTGTGCAAGCAAGCGAACTTGATGAGTACAAACCACAGGAAGATGATGCACGAAAAGTTACAGGATATGTAGCCCTGCTGACGACCAAAGAGCAAGAGGAGTTTTACGATGATGTAGTAAGACGCTATAACGAGTTAATTAAATACCTTAATGATACAGGCAGTAATGATTTAAAGATTACCGTAATGCCTCTACGTGCCAAGACGATAGAAAAGAGGGTGTCATCCGAGGGGATAGACCCGGATGGCAACAATCCGTTTGCCCGCAACTCATTCGTAGAAAAGGTGGAAATGGATGTACTGCGAAAACCCATGAAATCCGATGAAATACGCAAGGTTATCGAACAGATAAACAGAGGTGCTTCACCTGCTGAGTACTTGGAAAGTGTTCTTGAGACAATCCGTAATGAAGATGAAGCGAGAATTGCCGCAGAGGAAGAACGGTACGAGAAGGCAAAAGCGAAAGCTGTAGAGGATATTGCTAAGCAGACAGACAAAATCAATGGACAGAAGAAACGCAGCGATGAAGAAAAGCGTGTTGCCATAGAAAACTTTATTGCAGAGACCAACGAGAAGGTTGAAAACAAGCACAATGACAACATTGTACGCCTGAATCAAAGCAGTGACCAGATAATGCGCCGCTTGAGAATGTTTGAAGTTGGCAAGTCATATCTCGTACCTGACAACCTTGAAGCGATGGTATTTGATTTTGCCACTCCTGCTATCTTCTGTGGATACAAAACAAAGGATAGCAAGATTACAGCCTCAACAACACTTGCGGTATTTGCAACCCTTGACGGTCGCAGACGCATTGAGATTAAACTTTCACAGATTGATGCGTTGCGAAGCATTGATAAAATGACCAATGACAATTGGGATGCTGCACGTGCCACCACACTTGATAATTGGGATAGTCAGATACCAAGTGAGACACGAAAGACAGGTTTCATTATGACAGGTAATATCTTGCAGGCTATAGCCGATACACAAGATGAATATGGAGGCTATCCGGGACAACTCATTAGTTATACTGACATTGACGGTAATGTTCACGATGGCATCTTAATGCCCGACAAATGGAATGCTTCTATGCTGAAAACGAGCGGTGCGCCATTGAGCAGTCGTTTACAACAGATAAAAGACTATACTCCTATAATAAGTCACGATGGAAAGGTAGAGATTATGGGTAGCAGTTGGGCAAAGATGTTCTACCTAACTGTCCCAAAGACAAAGAAAGATGGTGCAGTTTACTACGAGAACAAAACCTTGCTTCGTGCCGCAGGTGAAAACTTCTACCCTTACCGAGGGAAGTTGCGTGCGGATATTCCTGCCGACCATATTGATGAGATTGTTAAAGAATTGACCAAGTTGGGAGTAAAAGTAAAGGATGACACAACTGATATTCTCCAACGTAACGGCATTGGGGCATACACCGATGATGAAGTCAGTTATGAGAATGACCCTGCGGCAAAACTGCTCGGGCGGTCAAGGAGAACGGCAAAGCAACGGAGAGAATTTGCACAGCGTGAACGCCAAAGAATGACAGAGCGCGTGAAAAGCCTTGCAGAAAAGCTGCATCTGGACAATGTGGATATAGTAACCGATGCTTACACATTGGAGGGTAAGAAACAGCGTGCAAAAGGTTTCTACTCAAAGAGTACAGGCAAGATTACCATTGTTGTTCCCAACCATTCAAGCGTATTTGACATAGAGCAGACCCTGCTTCATGAAGCGGTAGCCCACTACGGATTGCGTCAGCTGTTCGGCGAACATTTTGATACATTCCTTGATAATGTACTCAACAATGCAGAAGAAAGCATTCGTAGACGCATTGTAGATATGGCTGCAAAAAACGGTTGGGATTTCAGTAAGGCTACCGAAGAATATCTTGCTTCGCTTGCAGAAGATACTGAATTTGAAAACATCAATGCAAGCTGGTGGAGGCAGATAAAGGATTTCTTCCTGAATATGCTGCACAAGATAGGCTTTGAGGATTTCGGAGGGGTTACTCTGACTGACAACGAACTACGCTATGTATTGTGGCGCAGCTACGAGAATCTTGCAGAACCGGGCAGATACAGAAGTATATTGGGAGAAGCCGCCGATGTGGCAAAGCAGTATGAACTGAAAGTAGGCAATTATGCAGTTGCCGAACCACATCATCAGAACATTGCAGAAAACGATGATACCCTGTACCGTGACGGCGACTCTTTAAGGAGACGCTATGACAGGAAAGTCCGTACACCCAATAAAAGCAGAAGTGTCAAATGGAAAGAAAATCTCCTGTACAGACTGAAAGAGGCGTATCAAGACAGTATGTCCGCATTGAAAACATTGCAGGACATGATTTCAGAAGAAACAGGGAATCCAATCCATTCGTTTGAAAATGCCTATATTGCAGAAAACAGTATGTCGGCAGAAAATAAGTCGCAAGCGGAGATATATGAAAGGGATTTCTATAAACCGATGATGAAAGTTGTTCAGAAACTTATCAAATTAGGTGCATCTTATGAAGAGTTGAAGTCGTACATCATAGCAAAGCATGGTCTGGAGCGTAATGAGGAATTCTCCAAACGAGATGCAGAGCAGGATGGCGACACTTGGGATGGTGCTATTACACGTGATTATTCGGGTTTGACCGAATTAACCGGTGATAAAGATAATTTCACCGAGGCTGCACAAATGATAGTTGATGAGTTCGAGAGCAAGTTTAACGTGTCCGAATTGTGGGATAAAATCAACGCTGCGACCAAAGAAACGTTACGCAAAAGTTACAATAGCGGCTTGATGAGTAAATCCACTTATGACAAAGTTCGTGGAATGTTCAAATATTATGTGCCATTAAGAGGTTGGGATTGCGAAGTCGCTTCCAACGAATACGAATATATGACAAGCAACCGTCTGATGCTTTCTCCGACATTGAAGACAGCGGAAGGACGCACAAGTCTGGCTGACGACCCTTTGGCCACCATTGGATTCATGGCGGAAAGTAGCATCGTTCAAGGAAACAGGAACTTGATGAAGCAGAAATTTCTGAACTTCATTCTCAATAATCCGAATGAACTTGTAAGTATCAGCGAACAATGGTATGTGCTTGACAATGCCACCGGTGAATGGGAAGCACGAAACCCAATAATCCCGGAAGATGCAACAGGTGATGAGGTGGCTTCCATTGTCGAACAATTCGAGCAGGAAATGGAAGCCCTCGGAGATAATGCCACGAAAAAGAAGGACGGGCTGAAACTAAGTATGCATATTACGAAACGCGAGGGTCAAGAACACGTTGTAAGGGTAAAAAGAGCCGGTAAGGAATATTGCCTTTATATCAATGGCAATCCAAGAGCGGCACAAGCCATCAACGGATTGACCAACCCGGATGTAAACGACAGCAGTCTGTACAAGGCTGCAAAAGCGGTGAAGAATCTTATGGCAAGAGCATTTACTTCAATGAACCCTGCCTTTGTCGTGAGCAACCTGTCAAGAGACATCATTTGGGCAGGTACGGCAGTAGCCATTAAAGAAAACGCTGTATATACAGCCAGGTATAACAAAAATGTAACAGAATGCCTGGTTAAGGCTCAACTGCCGCGTCTGCTTGTAAAATACAAAAACGGCAGGCTTGATAGGAATAACGATTTGGAACGTTATTTTGACGAGTTTATCCGTAATGGAGGCGAAACAGGATTTACCCAACTGAATACAGTTGAAGACTACAAACGAAACATCAAGCGTTTCATAAAAGAAGCAGAGGGTAAAAGTTCCATTACCCAAAAAGCATGGAACGGTTTGTGGAACAGTGTGGAGTTTCTGAATAGAAGCGCAGAGGACACGACACGCTTCATGGTGTATATGACAAGCCGCCAAATGGGCAGGGATGTGGCCCACTCCATATATGACGCGAAAGAGATTACCGTCAACTTCAACAAGAAAGGAAGTGGCGGACTGGGTGCAAGTGTCATGAACTTCAGTTACATCTTTTTCAATGCAGCCATTCAGAGTGTAGCGAACTTCGGCAAACTTATGGCAAAACACCCTGCCAAAACCACTATGGCATTAACCATATTCTCATCGGCAGGCTTCCTTGTTCCGATGATGAACTTGGCTATACAGGCTCTGCTTGGTGGAGATGACGATGACAACGGTTATTGGGATTTACCGGAATGGGTACGCAGGAACAACCTCGTCCTTTATGTACCTTGGAGTGAAAACGGATATATGACGCTTCCATTACCACACGAAATGAGACCTTTCTACAGTATGGGAGAAATAGCATATTCAGTCCTTGCCGGAAAGGAAAATATTGAAGACGGTTTAAGCAAGGCAGCAACCGGATTCTCGTCCATGCTACCTATTGACCTGACAGGCAACGGAGGAAATGTTGCAGTAAGCCTTACACCGACTATCGGACAACCTTTTGCGCAGATTATAGCCAATAAGGATTATTTTGGCAAACCTATTTACCGTAAACACACGTGGAACGAAATGGATCCAGAGTGGACAAAGGCGTACAAGAGTACCGCCCCTTGGCTTGTTGACGGTACAAGATGGTTGAACGAGATAACAGGAGGTAACAATGTCGATGCAGGCACAATAAACATTAATCCTGCATTGATAGAACATCTGTTTGAAAGCTACTTTGGCGGTGTCGGCAAAACACTGAACAAGACCCAAAAGACATTGGAAATGCTATGGAATGAAGATTTGCAGGAATGGCGCAATGTACCTGTCATCAGCAGTTTCTATCAAACCGCAGATGAACGGACAACAGGCAGCCAAATCAACCGTGAGTATTCTAAAGCAGTTGATGAAATGGAAGATGTCCAGCATTCTTTAAGCGGATACAAGAATCAGGTCAGAGTGGGGAACATCGAGTATGCTGAAAAGATAGATGAACTTATCAATTCAGAGGTATTCAAACGGTACGCTTTAGTTAAAGGCTATCACAATGCCATACAAAAAGCAAGCAAGGCTCTAAAACTCATTGACCCGACACAGCGAGAAGAAGTTGAAACCATGATTATGAACTTGAAAGTTGAAATGCTTGATAAGTTGAAAGGATTGGATGGAGATAAATAGTTATACTTGAAAGGAATGCTTTGGATAGTACCTTTGTGTCTATCCAAAGCATTCTGATAATATTCAACGATTATGCATAATACAAAAAATGGAAATAAAAGACTGCTGTTCATGAGCCGTGTCGCACCCAAACGTGATACGGAGGAAATGGATACCGTAGTAATGTCTTCACAGCAGTCGGGCGACCGCAGGGCGTTTGATATATTGATGGAGGCACAGCACTATTGGAATCAGATGGAGGATTTCCGAAAGGACAGAGAGCGCAACAAGCGATATACCTACGGTTTTCAGTGGGATGACAAAATATGTGTGGACGGTGAGACCATGACGGAAGAAGAGTATATAAAAAGGCAGGGCAATGTTCCATTGAAGAACAACCTTATCCGCAGATTGGTAAAAAGCGTACTCGGCGTGTATCGAAGCCAGAGCAAAGAACCGACCTGTACAGCACGCGACCGAGACGAGCAGAAATTGGGCGAAACGATGAGTACCATCCTGCAATGCAATATGCAACTGAACCGGATGACGGAGGTATATGCCCGGACAATGGAGGAGCTTCTTATCAGCGGCTTCATTGTACATCGCAAATCATACGGTTGGCGCAACGGAAAAGAGGATTGTTGGACGGATTATGTACAGCCGAACAATTTCTTCATAGACAACAATATGCGTGATTTCAGAGGTTGGGATGTATCGGTTCTTGGCGAGATACACGATATTTCATTCGGGCAGCTTTGCGAACAGTTCGCCTCTTCACCCGAAGATTACCGCAGACTTAGAGACATCTACAAGTGGGCGGCAAAGAAAGAATACATCGCCTCGTATGCAGAGCGTTTCGGCTACAGCCGTTTGGAAAACTACGATTTTCTGTTTACGAGCGAGCCGGGACGGTGCAGAGTCATTGAGGTCTGGCGCAAGGAGCAAAAACCAAGATACCGGTGCCATGACTATCAAAACGGGGACATCTTCAAGATAGATGTGAAGGATTACCAAAAGTGTGTGGTCGCCGTCAATGACGAACGTATTGAAATGGCGAAGTCTGTCGGTATGCCCGAAGAAGAAGTGCCGCTCATTAAAGCCACGTGGTTTATTGACGATTATTGGTATTTCTATTACCTGTCGCCATTCGGAGATATTCTGAAAGAGGGAGAAACGCCATACGAACACGACAGCCACCCATACGTATTCAAGGCTTATCCGTTCATTGACGGTGAAATCCATTCGTTCGTATCTGATGTCATCGACCAACAGCGATATACCAACCGTTTGATAACCCTTTATGACTGGATAATGCGTGCGAGTGCCAAAGGGGTACTGATGATGCCCGATGATTGTCTGCCGGACGGAGTGAGCATTGACGACATTGCGGAAGGCTGGGCTGAGTTCAACGGTGTGATTGTCTATAAGCCGAGCAAGAGCGGACGTGTGCCGGAACAAGTGGCCAACAATTCGACCAACATCGGCATTACCGAGTTGCTGAATATTCAGTTGAAGTTCTTCGAGGACATTTCTGGAGTTACAGGGGCATTGCAAGGGAAACCCGGATTCTCGGGAGAGAGTGCAGCCCATTTCCAACAACAGACACAAAATGCAACCACCACTTTGCTTGACCTGTTGGAATGCTTCAGCGGTTTTGTGGTGGATGGTGCATACAAGGATGTAAAGAATATGCAGCAGTTCTATGACAGCAAGCGTGTGTTCAACATTGCCGGACGGAGCGGCGCACAAATCGAATACGACCCGAAAAAGATACGGGATGTGGAATTTGACCTGAGCATTACTGAAAGCACAACCACCCCTGCATACAGGCATCTTGCCAACGACATACTCATGCAGTTGTGGCAAGCACAGGCTATCAGCGTAGAACAGTTGCTTGAACATGGCGACTTCCCGTTTGCCGATGAACTATTACAGAGCATCAAGTCGCAGAAAGAGCAATTAGAACAGGGTAAAATGCCTGACGGTCTTTCTCCCGAACTGATGGCGCAAGCGCAACAAGGTGCGAACATGCAGGCCGTGAACAAACTGAATAATGCAATAAGGCAATAATTTTAATTTAACGACATCATGGAACAGAAAACTATTTGTATAGACTTTGACGGTGTCATTCATGACTACAGTAAAGGTTGGCAAGGCGAGGATGTGTTTGGGCAGATGATACCGAATGCAGATACAGGTACAGCCACCCTAAAGAAAAACGGATGGACTATCATCATCTTCACGACACGCAAGAAAACTGCAAAATTGGAAAAGTGGTTGGCAGAAAACAATATTTCATACGACCATATAAACGAAAACCCGAATCAACCGGAACATACAAGTGGAAAAATCATAGCCGACGTGTATCTTGATGACCGGGGTGTCTGTTTCAGGGGGCGGTGGGATTCATGGCTTATAAGGGATATTATTGATTTTGAGCCTTGGCAGGAACAACAAAAGAAAGAAATAGAACAGCTTGCGACATATGGACAAAGCGAAGATGACATTTGGTCAAGAGGCAACGAGAAAAGAATCAAATTAGCCCATGCTTAGCGGATAAAGAATGAGGGTGTACCAAATATATTCAATTTGATACACCCTCATGTCTATTTATTATTCTTTGGACAGTTGGAATTTCTCTATCCAGACATCTTCCTCTCCATTGTCGAAATCAACAATACAGGCTTCGTTCGGAATATCCAATTCCTTGACCGTACCAATGACACCATTATCGTTGCACATCACCCGGTCTCCGACTTTAAACTTATTGATATTGTCAAGTGCGAGCGGGTCGTTGGTAAGTGTTGCTATACCGTCAATATTTCCGTACTTTCCCATTTTTTCTTGATTTGCCGATTGCTTCCAACCATGAGTAATACTGATTACGTTTTTTCGCCATTACAGCCGAAGATAATTTACCTGCCCCGTTATTGTACGGAGTGCAATAGAAACACTCAAATTCGAGGTCTCTGACGAATGTATTATGGTTGATATAGTGCTTCTGCTTGAGTTTACGGAAATTGTTCCTATCCATAATTACAAGTTGTCCACTCACGCCACTTGTCGGCATTACATAGTAGCGTTGTCCATTCTCACGATGTGCCTTGTCGGCTTGTCTTACTGCCTCACGCAAACGGAGTGAAGCACGGATTTTCTTAAAGATGTTCATCTTTCCTGTTGTTAAATTGTTAAACTATATTGTTGCGGCAGATACCGCTTTTTTCTTCCTGCTGATATATCTTCCCACACGAGGTACGAATTTAGGCATATCCATTTCAAAGAAACAGATGTGCAGACCAATGGCACGGGTCATCAACAAGTCATCGTGTTTACCGATAATCGCCCCGAACGCTCCATTCGGTTTCTTCTCATAACACAGATATTCGTCCAGACAACGGGCATCACGCTCAACATACAGGCTCTCACGGATGACTTTCACGAGTGTAGAGATTACCATCGGTTTTGTGGCTATGTTGGTGTGGAAACCGTAGTTCACTGGCAAGCCCTCCCGAATAGCCTCCTCCGACTGCTTGCGTGCGTACAGGTTGGGATAAACATCCTTAATCTGATTGAGAATGAATTGGGATTGGTCTCCGTCCACCTGCCTTTCCTTGTCATGTGTTTCAAGTGTGTTGCTCTCAATCACAAGCATGGAATTGTCATAGAAAGCCGCTATCTGTGCCGCTTTCCACGCCAAGAGGTCAATATCTATATGTCCGTACCATTGCGCCACAACAGTGGGTTTTCCTCCGTCATTCATGAAGAGACGGTCGAACACGACAATGACGGACCAGTCAGCCTTATTGGAACGCCCACCGACATCGACCACCGTCAAATATCTGTCGGTTACCACTTCGTCATCGTAAATCTCAGGCATTTCCCAAATATGTAGCAAGCCTTGGCTGTCACCAACAAAACGGAGGTTTTGCAATGCTTTCTTCCCCTCATCACCATCGGCATATACTTCTCCTACATATCGTGGAGGCTTGCATGATGCTTTAAGTTTCTCGACCTTGTATTTGTCGAACACACGTGCGCCGGAATGGACGAACGCCTCAACATCATCGGAAGGAAACTCTGCCGCCATCAATCCGTGTTCGGTATATTTGGCACGTTCCTGTATGTACCAATTGATAGCTTCAAGCGTTGCGCCCTTCTCCCACAGCCACCACAGATATTTGCCGTTTTCCTCACGGGATGAAGGTATGCCGTCATTCTCACGGTTTGCATACAGCATTTGTGCAAAAGCTTCCACATCATCAAGAGGCAACGAATACTGTTCTATGTCAAACCACGACACGAACATTGCCTCGAACTGGGATTTTCCGTTCTTGGCATCGTCATACTCCTTTTGAAAGAAATTACCTGTACCATTGGCGGTACTTTCATAGACAATCATCGTATATGGGCGCAGCAATATGCCAGAACAGGCGGAGCGCACTATGTCTTCGGGCTTCTTTCCATCTGTCGCCTTCCATAGTCCTACCTCGGACAGATGCACAAGGTTGTAGTCTCCACCACGGCAAGAGTCCGGTCGTTCGGCAGTACCAATTTTAATCTTGCAGTTGCGTTGCGGTACACGATGAATGCTGCCCGACTTACCGACTCCGACCATTTTGGGCTCGTTCTCGCTGTAGGTTTCACCCAGTTTGTGCAGCATATCCACCGGATAGTTCTTTATCATACGGTCGAACATATCCTTGATTTCATCCGAACCCGCACCTTGATGAGCGATGATAAGTGAGTTCAGTCCTACTTTATGAACCAACTGCAACCACGCCATATATATTTGCGAGGTGGTAGAACCTCCCCATTGCCGTGCTTTCAGCAAGACAAGGCGTATAGGCTTATCTGCTTTTCGCAATCGTTCCAACCTTTCAACGAAACGGCGTTGCGGTCGAGTAAGGCGAAATAACACATCTTCGCCGCCCCCCTTGTTCTTGATATATACGAATGTTGCCGCCCAAAATGGGAAGTCATATTTGTTACGTATGCGCACAAACTGGCTTATTACTTTGAGCCGGTCGCTTTCATAATCTTCCTCTTTAGCATTTCCAAGTTCCTGCAAGAATGCCTTGACAGAGCCACATTCGACAAGTTGCCGAACAAGCGGTACATCCATCATTTCTACAGGCAGATATTGGGTGCGTATCGGAAAGTCCTCTATACAGACCTTTACACGTTCCCCAACCGAACCGAACCCGCCAATTGGGTCAAAGCGTGCATACACCTCTGCGTTTCGGCGGTTGTTTTCTTCGATGATAAGTCTGATTTCCTCCTGCATATTAACCGATTTTTACAGGTTTGTTCAACAATGCCGCCAAACACCCTACGAGATAGCAGTACAAGTGTACCCACGCATTGGTGCCGGGAAAAAGAAAACCGATGACGAGATAGACAACCATCCATAATTGATAATGGACCTTTCTTTCTACCTCGAAAGAAACAGAACCGAACAGGACAAATACAAGTCCTGAAAGTCCGACCGTTGGAATATTGGATAGGCAGAGTACTGGAACAGATACGGCGGAAATGTATGCGAATACCAAGCGCCATAATGACACATTGTATATGAATACGACCGAAAGCAGACACCACGCATTAAGTGCGGCGTGAATTATATTCACATGATAAAATGGATATGACATACGACACCCCGGTCCGCAATCTTTGAAGATACCGACTTCTGACCAATCTTGAATATCCTGCAAAGCCAAGCAGCATACAATGATTGAAATTAAAAGCGAAACAGCCTTTGTTGTTTTCGTCTTACCCATTCTTTCCTTGCTTTACAAACCATAATCTTTGCACTACCAGGCGTGAGGTAGAATTTAGGGGCGGGCTGCATGACAACCATAGAACATAGTTCAGAAATAGTCTTATCGGGATAATCGGTGTACATTACCATGACACGGCTATAGATTTCTTCGTACATTTCACGTTTGGACGGACACATCTTCTCCAAATGCGCCTTGCCCTTCATCATCGCTGATACCACAAGAGCTGCCCGAATATCGCTTACCCAAAAACGGCGTGAAGGCATATTGACAATGTTGTTGTACACATCAGGCATACGGATGTAGTCGCACGATTCAATATATTCATCGTACGCCCTCATCAAGTCGTCTGAACGTTCTTGAAAGTACTCCATCAATGCCCCTTTATGTTTCATTCCTACAACAAATTACAGCTTTAACCGTGTACCAAAGTTACCTATTGGAGCGTAAAAAGATAAACATAGAATGCGTGTATCTTAGCTTATTTTTGCTTCAAAGTTTCAGACAACATTAATTATTTACAGTATATGCCTAAGAATACGGAAGTTAAAAGCAACCGGGACAGATACATGGAACGGTTGAAAACAAAGTATCCCGACAAGGAGTTTGCCGATGATGAAGCGTTATTTGGTCAAACCAATGACGATTACGACAGTTACGACAACGAATTGTCTGGATACCGTGAGCGAGAAAAAGCTCTCTCGGACTTATTTGCAAGCAACCCGCGCAGTGCCGCTTTTCTTACCGACTGGAGAAAGGGCGAAGACCCTATCATCGGTATGGTGCGTAAATTCGGGGATGATTTCAAGGCCGCACTTGAAGACCCCGAAAAGCAGGAGGCACTTGCAGCCGCCAATAAGGAGTTTGCAGAACGCATCGCCCAAGAGAAAGAGTACGAGGGAGAGTATCAGAAGAACCTCAACGAGACTTTGACCACCCTTGAAACCATGCAGCAAGATGAAGGACTATCTGATGAGGACATTGACAGTGCAATGGATTTCCTTGTCGGCATTGTGCGTGACGGAATCATGGGCAAGTTCACACGTGAGAGCGTGGCAATGGCACTCAAAGCCATCCGGCATGACAGCGATGTGGAACAGGCAGACCGAGAAGGCGAAGTAAGAGGTCGCAACACCAAGATTGAAGAAAAGTTGCGCAAGGGCAGCAAGAATGACGGTACAGCCAACCTCGGCAGCAAGAACGGCGGAGGCAAAGGCGGCTCACGAGAAATGCCAGATTTGGGTGTCATTGACCAAAACTACGGAACTCAGAACATTTGGGAACGTGGCGGAGAAAAACGCAGGACAAACAAGTAAAATCAATTCTATTTATTCACTTTTCAAAAATTAAAAGAGCAATGAAGAAAGCAACAAGTTTTCTGTGTCGCATCATGCTGATGGTATTGGCATTTGTGACAGGCGCATCAAGCGGTGTGTTCATGGCCAACGCCTCCGAACTCCCTGATGCAGGTAAAACAACAGCCGGAGCTGACGGTACGGGCGGAACAGACGGTATCGCAACGGAAACCGCAGGCAGAACGGATGGTGACTCAAATTTTTATTTGAGCGATGTGGACAAACGTATCGTGAAGATACGTCCGATGGCAACTCCTATCGACCAAATCAGCCGTTATGCAAAATCAAGTAGTACAAACTCTTTCGAAGTTAAGTATTACAGCGTAGGCACAAGAGAAATCAAGTGCAGTACCAACAAGAAAGTAGAAAAGATGCTGAACGGAGCCAGCACCTCCCTTCCGGTAGATGACCTGAACATGTTTACTCTGGATGATACCATTCGAGTAGTAGGTGTGAAAGCCATTACGAAGCCGGATGGAACAAAATACGGGCTGGAAGACAGCAATGTTCCCGACCTTGTATTATGTGTATGCGGTAAAGATAGCTCAACAAACTTACCAACCGTGTATGCTGTTAACGGTGACATGGACAGTTCGAGTAAGCAACCAATCCTTGTACCGGATATTCCTTCAGGAACAACACTTGTTCGTATGGGTAAGGCTTGTGGTGAGTTGGATGTACAGACAGGACGCTTCAACAATATCCCGATGCCTGAAACCCAGTATTGTCAGAACTTCATGATTCAGGTAGAGCAGTCCACCTTTGACAAGATTGCCGCCAAGGAAGTGAACTGGAATTTCTCGGACATTGAGGAGGACGGTGTATATGATATGCGCCTCGCCATGGAGAATACCTATCTGTTCGGTGTCAAGAATGTCATCAAGCATATTGCCAAGGACGGTATGAACACTTGGTTTACAGGCGGTATATGGTGGATGGCTGGCAAAGACATCGAAGTGGGCGAATGGAATGCGGACAAGCAGTGCGCCATCATTACCGATGAAAACCTTGTGGATATTACCAAAGACCTCTTTGTGGGTACAGGTATCGGCAACAAACGCAAAATCCTTTTCTGCGGTAGCGATATGCTGTCTGCATTCTCGAAAATCAAGAGTGAGAAGTTCCGCCTGAAAGACACTGTTGAGGTTTGGAATTTGAAATTCAAATCTTGGGATACCGATTTCGGAGAGGTACTGACCATTCATCACGAACTATTTGACGTGAATGGCATGAGCGACTGCGGCTTTGCAATGGACCCGGAATACCTGTCGAAGAAAACACATATCTCTTGGGCAAGAAACGTACTTGACTTGCAGAAAGCCGGTATCCGCCGTACCGATGCAGTAGTAATCCAAGAAGTAAGCTGCTTGTACTTGCGCTATGCAAAAGCACATGCAAGAATGCGTCTTGCCAAAGCTCCTGTTGAAGAGCCTTAATAATCCACAAAAAGAAATCAATAACCGGGGATGGGATAAGGAGTCCCATCCCTTTTTTAATTTACAAGTATATGATTAAAACCTATAAAGCGAACACCAACGTGAGTATCAACGTAGTGCTTCCAAGTAAGAAGAACCTGCATATTTCGTTCACACCTCTGTCCAACGGTAGCAGCCTGTTTACAACAGACAACGAGGACATAATGCGTGCCATCGAAAAACATTACAATTTTGGAAAGTTGTTCCGGCTACACAGTATGCAGGATGAAAGTGAAAAGATAAATGCAAAAACAGAAGAAAATCTGCAAGATAAAGAAATTCCAACTGTCGATAACCAAGTAACAGGAGAAGACAGTCAGGACGGAGAAACCACAGATGGAAATGACCCAACCCTGAAAAAAGTGAAAGTGAGCGACCTGTCCGCAGCAAAAGATTATCTTGCCGATACATTCGGCATCAGCCGAACAGCCATGCGCAGCATGAAAGCAATTACTGAACAGGCAGCCGCAAACGGAATTGAGTTTGAAGGATTGTCATAACCGGATAAAAGAGCATGACAGTCTATCAACTTGACGACATAGCGAAAGATGTCCGTATCGCACTTGACCAAAACATGGCAAGTGACACATTGGCAGCAATCGGTGACGTGGACACGCTTGCACTCAACGACATCATCAAGTCCAAGATTGTGGAAGCCGTAAAGCGTGTACACAGTTCCGCACCTCCCTATCTGCTTGACGGCGGACACAACTTCGGTGATGCTATATTTTGGAAAGAGCATGAAAGCGGATGGATACTGCTTCCGGAGGATTTCATGCGTTTTGTCGTTTTCCAAATGGATGACTGGGAACGTGCGGTATTTTATCCCATAAATACCGATGACCCGGAATATGCAAGACAATCTTCCAGATTTAAAGGTATCAGGGGTACGTACCAACGCCCTGTCTGTGCCATTTCCATACGCCCGGAAGGAAGAGTGATGGAATTTTATTCATGCAAGACGACAAAAGCAAAAGTAAGCCGTGCCGTGTATCTACCTTATCCGAAGATTGACAAATACGGCGCGATAGAAATTTGCGGACGATGTTACAACGCTGTGGTATATACCATAGCAGCATTAGTATTAACTACATTCGGTGATGCGGAGAAAAGTGCCGCATTGAACGAATTGGCAAAATCTGTATTAATATGAGTTACGAATCAAAGCATATAGATGGTGATGTATCAGTAGGTCGCAATACGGCAATAGGAGGCGATGCTACTGTCCAAGGAAAAACCCATCTGAAAGGAAATGTTGTCGTAGATGGTTGGCTTGAAGCCAAAAATATCAAAGGAGCAGGAAAAGGTCTGTACACTACCGTTGAAAAACTAAAAGCAGCCTATCCTTTTCCGCATGATGGCTGGTGGGCACTTGTAGGAGTTTCATTGCCGGCCCCCATTTATGTTGCAGATGGTGGAGAATGGGTGCCTACCGGACAAAGTGGAGGTAACCCAACTATAGACAGCGGTCAGTATAACGAAGCCGTAGAAAAACTGCAAGAGGATATAACCAAACTGCAGGACGACATTACGGATATAGAGGCCCGCAACAAAGCGCAAGACACCAACCTCACCACGCTTGGTGATAGCGTCAACTCGTTGCAAGACCAAGTAAACACAACCAAGGATACCGCAAACAAGGCAAACAACAAGGCGAATGAAGTTGGAAGCCAACTGAACTCTTTCAAAGATTCAAAAGGTGAAAACGGAGGAATCGCCCCTCTTGACGAACAAGGGAAAGTACCGAGCCGACACTTGCCCGGATACATTGATGACGTGGTAGATTTTTATGGCATTTCCGTAGGCATTACTGTAAAAAATGAATCCATAGACAAAAATTCCAACGATGAGGGTTGTAAAGTTGTATATGATAAGGAACATGGTTGCTTTGTGCTTGCATACGTTCCGACAATCGGAGAATCCGAGGCTGCTACTTATTATAACAACTGGTTGAATGCAGATGTTTTCGGTACGGCAAGTACAAACGGGCGAATACCCTCTTCCGGTAAAGTCTTTCTATGCGAAGAAGATGGGAAAAGCTATCGTTGGAGCGGAAATCAATTGGTGCCAATCGGTTCAGACCTTGCACTTGGTCACACAAGTTCGACTGCATTCCCCGGTGATGAAGGTGCGAAGTTACAGGAAGATATGAAGCAGGTGGAAGAAAACAGAAAAAACATTCTTTCACAAAACAAGCAAATCGTGGCACGCAGTATTGTAAATGTCAACCAGCTGTTTGACCTTGCAGACAGGGAGATAACATTTTCCGTTGCCCTTGACCGGTGTTCCGCTTCCGAATATTCACCGGTATTGAAAATACCAGGTGTCGTATTGACCTTCCTGACGGAATCCGGATGGGTTTCCAAACAATGGACTGATACATCGGACTGGTTTAAAGAAAACAACTGGAGCGATTTCGGCGCAGGTGGTGGCAAGGGCATAGGCGATATAATCAATGTAAATGCCCTGTGCGGAAATGTGGAATACACTTTGTCAACAGCCATCAAAGCCGTGTCAGACCTTGAAAAGGAGAATGGGGAAGTTTATCTTAAAAGCGGTATCATCCTTACGTTCAAGACTGCAGAAAGCGACAAGAACGGTGCACCCGTGTGGCTCACCTACCAATTTACACGTGAAGCGAGCGACATAACACCAGAGGACTTGAAACCATGGGTAGCATTCGGTGGCGGAGGAAGCAACGTGGAAACATCCGATAAACCGGAAGAAGGAGGGAAAGATGCCCTTTCCACAGGAGGCGCATACGCCATGCAGGAAAAATCAATCGGAGGATTTGACGAAGAAAGCGATGAGGAATATATCTACTACAAAGCCGTGAACCTGAACGGGGGACAGATAGAAGATGTAGTACTTAAGATTCCGAAAAATGGAGGAGGCGGAGGTTCGAGCGAGGACAGCACCCTGTCCATCTACTTTGAGGAAGCCGCCCCCATTGTGGCGTTCGGTTCCGAGATAAAAATTAATGTAGCTTTGCGTAGTGTCAGTTACCCGGACGGTAACGAAGTGCTTGGCGTTATCCGTAATGTTTCAATCATTGATGCAAGCACAGGACTTACCCTGTATAGCGAGGCAATGAACGAAACCGGCTCAGCAAGTGCAACGGACTACAAGTTTGAACTTGACTTTACTGAGTACTTCAGCAGTGCTGCATCCAAGAGTTTCTTTGTTCAGGCTACCGATGCGGACGGGAACACCAAGAAGAAAGCCATTACCATTGTTGCTGTGGATATTACAGTTGAACAGCCTATGCCGCTCAACTACACAAGCAGCACCGCATTGACCGTAGGAGGCACAGCAAAAAATATAGGACAGTTCTACAAATTCCCAAACAACACCTCATCCATACGTGCCACAGTGGAAATGCTCTACAACGGGGAATGGAAGAAACTGGGAGAGGCAACAGTCAATGACAGTTACACCAAGAGCATATCCATCAATCCGAGTAATGTATTCGGCGGCGGTGAACGGATGACACATGGGGCATACCCGGTACGCATTTACGGAACGGAAAACAAATCAGGAGTAAGGGGCAATACCATTTACTCTGCTATCATGTGTATTGATGCCGAGGACACCACTCCTATCGTGGCAATCCGGTTCAACGACACCAACAACGGTACGCTCCGCCTGTATGATAACCTTACCATAGAGGTCGCAGCATACACATCGGGTAAAACGGAAACGCACGTGGATGTCTTCTATGACGATGAGAAAGTGACATCCGTGGAAGCCATGATTGCCGAAACGCTTACCGTGAACAAGCAGATAAGCGGATACAGCACGGACGGAAGCCAGAGCATTACCGTACATGCCAAGAGCGGAAATGTGTCCACCAATGAAATCAAGGTAATTGTAAAAGGGAGTGCCATTGACATGGCCATCAAGGACGGAGCTTTGTTCGGATATGATTTTTCCGCGCGCAGCAACAGCGAGAGCGACCATACCATAGAAAACAACGGCATAACTATGGATGTAAGGGGCGCAAACTGGTCAAGCAACGGATTCGTGGACTACTTGGGCGAACGATGCCTTCGCATAGCAGAGAATGTGAAAGCGGAGATATTGGATTACTACCCTTTCGGGAACTCTGCCACCGAACGGACTACAGGTTGTGCCGTCCAATTCGCATTTGCCACCAAGAACATCAAGGAAGCAGATTCAAAACTCATAGAGTGCTATGATGCTGATAGCGGTGCAGGTTTCTATGTATGCGGCAACAAAGCTGCTATCTACTGTAAAACAGGACAGCCTGCCTTAGTTGAGCGCAGCTTTCGCTCTGGCGAGAAAATCACGATGGCAGTAGTTGTCGAACCGTCCACCATTTATGTATCACGGGGTGGAAGCAATTACTCCTGCATGAAGTTGTATTTGAACGGAGAAGAAGTGGGCTGTATCGGTTATATCAGTGACAGTGGTGCAATCCTTAACAACAGAACCGTTACGTTCAACGGTACGGAAGGAGACCTATACCTGTACTATATGCTTGCCTACGAGAGTCATTATGAATGGGCACAGGCGTTCCAAAACTACTTGTGCAAACTGACAGACACCACTGCCATGGTTGTGGAATACGAGAAAGAGAACGTGCTTGACACGCAAAACCGCCCCACCATAGAAGCCCTTTCTGCCAAGGGAATGCCTTATTATGTAGTGGTGGCAGACCAGCAGACCTTTGACACATTTGACGGTGACATAGATACGAGCAAGAAATTCAAATGTACACTATTCTACTATGACCCGAAACGACCATGGAGAAGTTTCAAGGCAATCAATGTACAATGGAGAAGACAGGGAACAACATCGGCAAAGCGACCTATCAAGAACGACCGCTTCTATCTTCAGAAAAATGAAGGTTGGGAAGTTACACCTATCTACCCGGACTATGACAACGAAGATGCCCGAATTTCATACGAACTTATGAAAATAGGCTATGTGCGTGTAGGAGAAAATACTATTCCTGTGAAGATTATCACAGTAAAGGTGGACTATTCTGACAGTTCTGGGGCAAACGACTGCGGTGTATGCGACCTGATGAATGCCACTTTCCGTGCTCTTGGAAGTGATTACCTTACTCCGGCACAGCGTGCATTTGACGGCACTTGGACAAAAAGCGATGTCTCGTTGAAAGGATTGCAGATGAACCATTCGACAGCCAATCATCCCATTGCCGCATTCCGTGCGACACAAGAAAGCCTTACCGATGCATGGTTTCACGCCAAAGGAAACTGGAAAGAAGACAAAGGCGAGCAGGTTGCGCTTGGTTTTAAAGATACTCCCGGATACAATAAAGGTTGCATCAATTATGGAGACTTTGTAGAATACTTTGGTAAAGAAGAAGAGAATCTTGACCAGATAGAAACTCGTTTCAAGAATGATGGAACAACAAATAAGGATAAACTATATCTTTTATCATTGTATTGCGGACAGGATTATCGCTTTATGGCATATGAGAGAGGTGAATGGACTGCACAAACCGGAGAAATGAAACAGGTTGGTGGCAAATGGCAGATTACCGGGAAAGTACTTAACCCCGTGAGTGGTTACGAACTTCTGACCTATGATGCCATGAACTGGTGGCAGGGAGTGGGAAGTGTTGCCGACATGATGGAGCCGACCACCGCCGAGGCCTCTTGGGTTACCAAACTGAAACTCGGACAGGAAACCTACCCGATGTGGACACGTTACTTCGAGTGTATGATTGACGATGACCAGTTGCAGATAGACCTGGCCATGGGACGGAAAGTACCGTTCGACCTGTACCAAGTACTTAAATTCTGCGACAGCTGCGACTATGCCAAGAAAGAACTTGCAGGGAAATGGCAGGAGATATGGAAGACGAAGATGTGGAAATACATCAGTCCTTATTCGTTGGTATCGTACTACCTGTTTACCGACTACCTTGCCGCTGTTGACCAACAAGCAAAGAATATGCAGCCCATGTTCTTCTTGGAGGACGGATGCAGCGTGAAAAACGGTATATATAGCGGTGTAAACGGCATGGAGGCAAGACGGATGTATTGCAACAAGGTATATGACTGCGACACCTGCAACGGAAAGGACAATGACGGAGGGCAGACCATTGACCCGGAAGTTGACCCCGGCGATTTGACAAACAGTGCATACGCAGGACGAGGTTCTGTGCTGTGGAACGATATAAGAGGACAGCAGACTATGGAAGTTGACCAAAACGGCAATACCATTACCTTGCCGGCCATAGCCGACACTATGCGCTCCCTGCCTGACACGCTCGGTATAGGCGCGGGTCCTTTCTCACCTAAAGGGGCTATGCACTATTTCGTGACAGAACGCCTGAAGAAATGGCAGAAAGTGGTATCAAGCTATGACGGAGAACGCAAGTATATTAAATATACAGGGTACAGCGACCTTTATTTCTATGCCCTGCAAGGCTTGGGTTTAACCTCACTACCAGCATTTATTGAACAACGTTGGCGCATCCGTGACGGCTACTACCGCTGCGGCGACTTCAAGGCGGAGAGTGGTTATATCGGTGGACGTATCGGTGCAAAAGAAGGTGCCGTCATCCGTTTCAAGGCAGCAAAGAGCGGATATTTTGGCATTGGTAATGACAGCGGAAATATCACGGAAGGAATTTACCTTAAAGCCGGAGAAGAAGGTGTTTTCACAAACTTTCAACACGGAGAAAACATTATGCTATACATCTATCAGGCAGACCGAATGAGTATGCTTGATTTGAGTGAAATCAGTATCGACCCCCAATTTGGAAACACATTGCCCAAGATGTCGTTGTTGCAGGAATTGTATGTGGGTGGAGAGTCTCATGGCAATTGGACGATGTCGCCCGGTAACACAGGCTATATGACCAACCTTGATTTGGGTGATATGCCGTTCTTGCGTATTCTTGATGTGCGCAACACAGAAGTGCAGACCGTCAACGCATCGAAGTGTCCGCGTCTGGTTTCCGTATATGCCGACAATACTGGACTTTCTGCCATCACACTGGCTGAAACATCGCCGATAGACAAACTTACGCTTCCGGAAACAATAACGGAACTCGTGCTGAACAACCTGCCCAACCTTACCTATCCCGGTGGACTGACGCTCGGTGGTGTAGCCAAGATAACAAAGATATTTGTCAATGAGTGTCCGTATGTAGATGCCATGACGCTATTGGAACAGATAGTCAATGCGAGTGCGCTAAAGACCGTCCGGATTCCCAATGTGAATGCAACCGCCAGTGTCGGACTGTTGCGTTCCATCAAGGAAAGCGGTGCTATCGGACTTGATGCAAACGGAAATGCCTACGATGAAAAGGAACAGTGCAGTGGTATTACCGGCCGTTGGATATTGAGCGAACTTGTGGAAACAGACGAAATAAATGCGTTTGCTGCCTATTTTCCCCAACTTGAACTTCACAACTCTCAATTCTCCATCGTAAAAATCAGCGATGTTGTGGAGAGTGATTCTTGTGAAAGGTACAGCAATCCGGAAAACAAGACAGGGGCGGATTATGGGAACACCTACATTCCGAGCGGACATATGCTTGCCATACAGAAAGGATGCCATGCCTATAAATGTTCTTACAACACCAAGAAGAACCAAATGGAAGGCGTACAGGTAAGCGATACGGATTTCAACTACCTGAAAGATGGAAGCAGTTTTGATGTGTCCGATTCCGCTGGAGAGGGATTTGACATATTTTGGCACGCCCCTCATCATTGGTATAAGGGAGTGAACGACTACAAGAATCAGGCGAAATATTACATTCCGTCCGTTACTGAATACGAACCACTTTCAACTGCGTTGCATAGCAAGAAGACGAAACTTTCAGAGTTGCTATACCGGGAAAATACCGGTGTATATGCGAACGATGCCGTTATCGGTGAAATCCTTGGCGAGGATGTGATAGCCACCGCATCCAACACCAACAGTTACAGGATGGATGTGAAAGGCATGAAGCAGGTAAGATGGCCGGGATTGAATCATGCGCGTCTCGGAGGCGTCTTCACGGACGAGAACAACCGAGCGATAAGCATATTCATCATGTCTGTCAGTCATACTTACTTTGACTTCTCCATTGGAGATTACATCTTCTGCGATGTGCCAAGCGGTGCAAAGTGGTTTTACTTCACCTCTTTCCGTGACATCGGGGACATTGAGTGCCTGACTGTGGACAGTGACAACATCGAAGCCATAGAACCTGAATGGACAGAGCATACCGTAGGCGATAATGACAGCCTTATCGGTGTCTATCCAATCACCATAGATGGCTTGAAGATGCCGAGAAGCCTATCAGGCGATGTACGTTCAAAGAAAGGCAATGGAACATCCGTAACCTCAAACGAATGGAAATATGACAGTGAAGGCAATCCGCTTGAAATGCCAATCGGCACATTGAACTACACTGCCAAGGACTTTCAGAATATCTGCCGCATGAGAGGACCGGGCTACCAGTTGCAGGACTACGAGCAGCACAAAGAAGTCAGTAACTTGTGGTGGGCGTTGAATGGGACGACCAATGAACAGTCGGTAGTCGGCAACGGTGTGCATGACGCTATCCTGAACAAGCAGGATAGCGTTGGTATGGGAGATTCCTATAATGTAGGGAACAACCTTAACTCCATTTTGGGATTAAAGCACTACGTAGGCTGTGATTCCGAATGGATGGACTACATTGCGTTCAATGTCACGACTTATGAAGATTTTTATAAAGCCAAATGTACGGAGAATGACAGTTCATATCCGATTGATTACACCGCTCATATTTACGACCCTGTTACAAAAACGGAGCGCACAGTCAAGACTGTTGAATCATCCAACGGGAATTGTGTTGTGCGTATCGTACATGGAGCGAAATGTGATGTTCTTCCGAGTCGAGTTCACAAGACAGACACAAGCATGTATGTGACCCATTATGCTGCCGGTTTTTGGATGAGTGGTAGTAGAGGCCGCTGTGTTCTTCGGTCTGGCAGCAACTCGGATGCGAGCTCCGGTCTCGCTTATGCGTACGCGAGCCACGCATCTTCGTACTCGTACT